GACTGGTCAGCGTAAAGAGTCATACAATACAGACCTCGACCTATTACCTAAAGGCCACCCCCAGAGAACAGAGACCAAGAGTGAAGCGCTGGCAGTGCCTGACAAGTACAGTCATATAAACTTTACCCCACCTCAGGGGGCTCAAGACGCGGCCAAGCGTGCTCTCGAGGTGAGAGCAGATAAACCACCTTCTCAGCGTGGAATGACTCCAGTGGGCATAGCCCGAGCGCGTGACCTTGCCAACGGTCGAGCCATGAGCCCAGAGACCGTCAAGAGGATGCTGGCGTACTTCACCCGTCATGAGGTCGATAAACAAGGTTCCACGTGGAACAAACAGGGTAAGGGCTGGCAAGCGTGGCAGGGCTGGGGCGGTGATGCTGGCTTCGCTTGGGCTCGAAAGGTTGTGAGACAGATGAATGCAGCAGACAACAAAGGCCAAGCCTTAAGGGCTTATGGTGAAGCCATCCAGTTAAGCGCTCTTCCTGATTATGAGGTTCCAGAAGGCTTAACCATTGGTAAGCCCTTCAAGACGTTGGCGCTTGGTCAAGTCTCCAGTCGTATGAATGGCGAGAGTATCGGTCAAGCCATCGATGAAGATATGCTCGAGGAGATGGTCAGAGTTTACAAGGCTCGCCGTTTAGCTGATCCGGTGATCATCGATTGGCAGCATGCTACATCACCATTCCAAGGCGGCAGTATCGCACCACCTGAAAGCGGTAATGCCCTTGGGATGATTGTTGACCTCGAGCTTAGAGAGGATGGCCTTTACGCCACGCCAGCCTACAACGAGAGAGGTCTAGACGTGGTCAAGAATGCCGGCGGTATTCTCTGGTCATCTCCTGAGTTCTTAGCTGGTGAGGTCTTCGACCGTGCTGGCGGTGAAAAAATCGGTGATGCTCAGCTATTGGCCATCACCTTAACCCCTCGGCCTGCTCAGAGCCATGACAGGATCGACCGAGTTACCCTAAACGAAAGGCTAGAAGAGATGGACAATATCGAGTCTATGTCTGTTGAGGAGCTCAAAGCTGCTCTTGCTGCTAAGCATGAGATGGTTCTAGAGCTCGAGCAAAAGATTAAAGACATGCAAGCAGAGAGCGAAGCCGCGCTTGCTACTGAGGACAAGCCAGAGGACGAAGAGAAGCCTCAAGCTATGACTCAGGATGAGGACGAAGAGAAAAAGAAAGCTCAGATGTCACTCAGTGAGTCAGGTCACCAGCTATTCAAAGAGCAGATCCGAAATCTTGAGGCTCAGACAATCAAGCTAGGTGAACAGCTCGCCGCTTCTGGTGCTCGTATCGAGATGTTAGAGGCCGAGAAGCGCGATATTGAGAAGCGTCAAGCAGTACGTGAGCTTCTGGAGAGCGGACGCATCACGCCAGCCGAGGAAACCGTTGTAGCTAAAGCTTTTGAGCTTCGTGAGGTTCAACCCGAGTTTTGGCAGATGTTCACCGAGCGTTCACCCGCGTCAAGTGTTCCACTCGGCCAGATTGGACACGGGGCCAGCGGTCAAGAGATCAACAAGGCGACCGTGCACGAGGCCATCAAGGCTCTCGCGACCGAAAAGAGCGTGACCTATAGCGAAGCGCTAACAATGTATCGAACCACTAACCCAGATAACTATGCTCAAGCGTTTGGAGGCTGATCATGGCTACTACTGATAATATTTTCTCATTCGTGGCTGCTGAAGCCATCACTGAATTTGCGGCGGTCTCTGTCAATGCTGATGGAAAGATCATCATTACTGACGCTTCTACTGATGACTCATGCGTTGGTATCGCTCAGCGCGCTTGCTCTGCTGGTGACTCTGTTGAGGTCGTCATCGATGGAGTAACTCGCGCTATTGCTGGAGATGCTATTGCTCCAGAGACCACCTCTCTTTTGATGGCAGAGCCTAACGGAAAGCTCATTCCGTTGGTATTGGGCAGCGGCAACTTCGCCATTGCTCGCATCCTTCCAAACATTAACCACCACTCACCAGCTGATGGAGACCAGATCAAGGTTGTATTCACTGGGCCTAATTACACTGGAGCTTAATCATGGCTAGTTCATATTCAAATCTTCATCCAGTAGATGAAATCCTCTCCAGCTTAGTCGTTGAAGCCGTCCCAAGTGATGATCAACTCATCGCTGATAAGTGCTTCGAAGCCATCAAGGTTCCCGAGCGTTCCGGTACTCTTCTCCTCGAGGAGAGCCGAAACTTTATGGGTGCTGGTGCTGGGCTTGACCTCGAGAGAGCCCCAGGGGCTAGCCGTACCTCAATCGGCGGCTTCGATCGAAGCTCAACCACCTTCAAGGCTAAGATCTACAGCGCTCAAGACTCTATCGCAATGGAAGATATCTTTGACTCTCAATACCCTGGGAGTGAAGAGCAGCGCATTGCCAAGAAGGTTGCTCGAGTCATGAAGCTCGCGAAGGAGAAGCGCGCGGCTGATCTCCTCTTTGATGCTACGACTGCATTTGCTTCATACACTGATACGCCATCAACTAAGTTTGACGCGGCTGGCGCTGAGCCTCTCACTTACCTTCATGAGCTCAAGGATACCGTCTTCGCAAACGCGCACGGGATCAACCCTGACTCTTTGATCTTCGGCCGCGACGTGTTCAGAGCATTGGCGCGCAATCCTGAGATCAGAGGATACGCTGGTCAAAGCTCTGCTGGTTTCGCTTCAGGTAATCGCATCCTCAGCGATGAGGCAGTGCTTCAGGTACTCCGTGACGTGCTCGGCATCCCCAATATTCTCGTTGGGTCTGCTCGACGTGATACAGCAGTCCCAGGGGCTACATCATCAGAGAGCTACATCTGGAACGGTGAGACCATCTTCATGGGTATCCTTCGTGGTAGTGACGCAATCGTCCAGAAGAGCAACAACGTTAAGGCTATGCCAGTTGCAGCGCTCAATATGGAATATGGCTCAATGGTCGCGGGTCAGTATGACTCTAATGATCGTACTCGTCGCTATGTCTACGCTGAGGAAGTACACAGCTTTAAGCTCGTCGACGCTTCACTCGGCTATGTCGTCACCGACTGCTTGACCTGATAGCTTGTGAATGAGTACAGCCAACCCGTCATCCTTTCAGAAGATGATGCAGATCGAAGAGCGATCGATGATCTAACCAGACAAGCTAAAGCTCAGTCTGGGCCGATGGCTGTACTTACCAGAGCGCGAAGAGATCAGCTTAAAGCTGAAGTTGCCGCAGAGCTTGATTTTGCTCGAGCTCTTCGGCGTGCTCGGCTTGAGCTGCTCGACACTCTAGAGGTGGCCCTTCAAGCCTCCTCACCTCTCACAGTCGCTCAAATGACTGATGACCAGTTGCTAGATCTGATCCTACGTGGTGGGCTCGGTCTAGCCATCGATGATTTTATTGATCAACAGGATAGGATAAGAGAAGCCGCAGAGAGAGCGCTTACAGCTGTACAGCCTGATTTCGGCTTCTCTCCTATCGCATCACAGATCGACCAGATACAAGCCACATCTGCGGCGGGTGTCTTCGATGATGTGATACTACCAGATTTCAAAGCGGCTATCAGGTCGGCTATATCAGATGTATCTCTGGATGTACCGGTCGATGTAGCCATGAGCACCCTGAACGATAGATTAAATCGATCCGAGGGTAAGCAGCTCACAGAGGTTAAGACAAGGATCAGCCAGTATGGGAGATCAATTACGGCGGCGGCTGCTTCGGCTGCTGATCTGGATTTCTATCTTTATACTGGCCCTCAAGATGGGATCACTCGGCCTTTCTGTCAGGCCTTGGTGGGGTTAGTGGTGAGCTCAAAACAAATGGGCCGACTAAATAACGGTCAAGGCTTAAACGTGCTAACATCATGCGGCGGGTATAATTGCCGCCACTCATGGTCACCGGTCACCGAGGGCTTCGTTGAAGCGGCTGACCTACCCAAGGCTAAACAGGCCGATATATTCAAGGCTAACAGAGGAGCGAGACGAAGATGAAGAAAGCAGTTAAAAGTCAAGACTTGCGTTTCACTTGGGATCCTCCAAGACCATACAGTGGAACGCCAACGCTTACAGTCGGCTTTAGTTCAGTCTTCTCTGGCTCATTCACTCAGTCTCGATCTGATGTGACTGTAAGCGCTATAGCCAACGATAGACGGACTCTCACATTGACTGGAGATGCAGGGGCAACGCTTGAGAGAGATGAAGTCAGAGCTTTTTTGAGAACGGCTTCTGATACGTGGCTTTCGGTAAAGGTCTCTAGGCTCGGTGGAACTACAGCCATATTAGCTGAGCCACTGCCCAGAGAGATCAGCCTGAGCTCAAACGCTACTCTCAATCTTGCGTCGAGCTATGTAGATATTGACTCGGCTTACACTGCCACTAGTGGGGTTTATCCCTATACTATCTTGTATTCAGATGAGCTGGGAAGTGAGCACACTGAGACCGGATTAATCAAGGTCACGCCTAGGCCGTTCAATACTGGGCTTGATCATGATGAGCTCGTTGATACGTTCTCTTCTCTGGCTGATATGGTGCCGCGTCGACAAAGCGACTTCTTACCACAGATCAAAGCTAGCCTCGATGAGATCGCTCAACAGATCAGAGACCATGTCATTGGGGACAATGTGACCGAGGATGAGGTCTTTAACCAGCAGAGCTTTAAACAGGCCCATGCCTACTGTGCGGCGGCTAGAATATATGAGATGCATCTACAGCTTGACGCGGCGGCGGCCATGCGTGATCGATGCTCTCAGCTGATGGATCTCGCGCTAAGATCAATCACTCTAGATCTAGATGGCGATGGCGTGGTCGATGAGGGAGAGGAGAACCTACGCCGAAAAGGTGGAAGCGCTTCCGACTTTCGCGCGTCTTGGCGTGGATATGCTAAGAGCGAGAATGATGCCTTTTTTACTCCGGCGCGTGGTATGAGGCACTGATGGCTGCTCGAGTTCGCTTAAATTTTCCTCGGTCGCTATGGACTGCTCAAGATACGCTCAGGCTTGCATCCAATACGCTTGCATCAATCAAGCTCAGGACAAGCCAAGGCCTTGATGCCAATGGTCGACCGTTTGATGATTACAGCAGTCCACCAGATGGAAGCCCAATATATGTATCGAAGAAAGGTGCTCGACTTGCCCCAAAAGGCGGAAGGTTAACAAAAAGCGGCAAGAGCGTCTTTTATAAAGGTGGGTATAAGGAATACAAACATTCCAGCCGGCAACGTGGCAGTGGTACAGATAGCGCTGAAGTTGATCTAGTGCTATCTGGAAACATGATGAATAATCTTGTGGTCAAAGAGGCCACAGTAAGCCGCTTCGTCATTGGCCTTACTACTCACGCTCAATATGGTTATTATGTGAATGAAAAGAGAGAGTTTATCGGCCTATCACCTCGAGATGTTGAGGTCATGGTCAAGGCGGCTGAGAACGACATAAGAAAGAAGCTTAAGAGATGAGCCAAGGGATATTCGCGGCGCTGGATTACCTAGCCGAACAGATCGAAATGATCACGCCTAAAACTGATGTTCATCATGGGTTCGTTCAGGCCGTGGGCCCAAGTGGCCTGACTGCTCCACTTAACGCTATGGCTGGTAATAATCGCCTCTTTCAGCTGGCAATCGATCAGCTACCTATCGATGATGGCCAAGCTGGCCTTAGTGGTCGAAAGCGAGCAGTCATTAATCTACTGGTACGCTATGACCTGCCCAGAGATGAAGCCTTCACGACTCGGATCATGACCGAAGATACAAGTGATCTAATCAATACCCTTAAGGGGCCAAACTATGATCTGGTCAATACAGGTATTGTCAGCGTCATCACTCAACCACCTATCCTCGAGCCCATACTTGACCAGCAAGGCGAACCTCTCGCGCTTCGGCTCACCCTTCCCTTTGATCTCTTGTACTTGGAGGCTTAAAAATGGCTGTAACACACAGATCTCTCTCAATCGCGGTAGAATCCTCTTTTGGGTCTCTCAGCGCTTCAACTGGACTCCCTGATAACTCAGGTCTCACTTATGTATCAATTCCTTGTGAGCGTGACCCGATTATCATTGCTGGTGAGCCTGTGAGCTCAGAGCGCAATGATGCTCGAGATGGCTCTTACATGTTACCACCTGAGCCTGATACGGTTTGGAGTGGTGGAAGTCGTGTAAGGCGCAGGACTGGCCAAGTTGTTTGCATGGTCGATCTTACAACCATTGGAACAGCAGCAGACAATTACACAAGCAACTATCTTGGGTATCTGCTCGGCGCAGGCTTCAAGACCGTGATCCCCTCAGTCATCACTGATACAGTCACGGCAGTCGACGGGAACAACTACACCCCAGGGAGCGCGCCAGCAGAGGCCGACATTGGAACGCTGATCAGCTCCACAATCTCAGGCCGTGCTGAGTACTCAGCCATCACTGACAATGATGTGGCTGGAGATGTGACTATCTCACCCGCGCTAAGCTCTTCAAGCTATACAGCAGTAAGAGGCCTTCAAACGTGGTACGTCCCAAGCAGAACGGCCACCGGAGAGAGAGAGCATAGTGTATCTTTCCGAGTCGATGGGGTGAACTTCAGATCATACGCTTACGGGTGTGTACTCGAGACGCTCAACATTACCCTCGATAATGGGCGTCTTATGGGTGAGTTCACATTCCAAGCCGCGCTTATTCAGGATGATCACGGCTCAGCAGTTGGGCCCATCGAGCCCAGCTATAACACTGGCGCGCCAGCCTTCTTCCGTGGGTCTTATGTAGTGGTGAGCTCTACTTCTCCAACCTCACTTACAAACGCGACTACTGGCGATACTTTAGCGCGTACTGCTCTCGATGCTGAGGAGTTCAGTCTATCCGTGACTAACACTCTGACACCTATGGGTCACAGTAACTCTATTCTCGCCATGTCTGACATGGAGATATCAGATGTGGTGGTAGAGCTCAGCCTGACCTTGTCCACAGTCAATACCACAATCGCGAATGATTTCTTTAATCGTACTGTACGGCAGGTGTTGGTTGGCACTGGCCCACAAGGTGATGGTGAAGGTTGCGCTATTATGCTACCAGCGGCGATGCTGACCAATGATCCAAGCGTTTATGATGTTTCAGGTAATGATATCGTGCGTCAACAGCTCACGTATCAACAAAGCCGATTTGGTGGTGATGTGGTAGAGACTGGCGCGGCTAACTCTCCATTCAGGCTAGGCCTAGGGGTTTAATCATGGCTCTGCATTTCCTGACCTCCTCAGAGATGAGTATTGACGTTGTGGTTACTTGTGACTCAGCAGTAGAAGCGACCGAAGAGCAAAAAGCCGCGTATTTAGACAGTGGCAAGCTTGAGGACTTAGGCAGTCATGAAGGGGCTACTATGTTTAGACTCAAAGCGCTCTCACCAAGTGAGCGTGAGGAGTGTGAGGTCAGGGCAGGGGCTTACACTAGATCAGAGCTCGGCCGGCTTCTCTGGGTTCAGGCTCCAGTTGATCCAACTGAGCGTGCTAGATGGCATCACGCTTTAACTGAGGATGAGCGAGAAGCAATGGCCAGCTATCAAGGTTATCTCAACCGTGTTTATGTTGAGATGGTCAGAGCCTCACTTACTCACATCGATGGCGAGCCTTCGACCGTTGAGCAGGTGCAAGCGATAAGGCCAGATGACCATCGAGCGCTTGCTATGGGTGAGCTAGTGTTGCACGTCCAGAGAATAAGCCTTCTTGGTGACTCGGGAAAATAGCATTCACGGCTTCAGTGTGGCTCAGCCATAGTGGGGGCCGTGCTTGGAGCTGCGACCAATGCCGAGAAAACCCAGACCTGAGAAGGAAGCGCGGCAATTGTGGCGGCCCTTTTCAGCGTGGCCTTCCCGCGTCTCGAGTCGATGACCAAGGCGTTTATGTGATGGGTTACAGGATCGCGCCAGACTCGGGTGAAGCGTTTAGTGAGCTTGAGGTAAGGCGTTGTCCAGTTGCGCTAAGTAATCAGGTCGCGCCAATAGTGGTAGCATATAGACGACATCGAGCAGGGCTTTATCATATTGATAAGAGCTACCCTTCTCCCTCATGCGCATTGGTTGAGGCGATTGACATACTGCACTATAGTACAGAAGAAGCTCATTATAGAGCTCAAGAAC